AGGACAGATACGAACGTATCAATATATTATTCAGGAGATATCTAGCCTGCTAAAACAAAAGGAGCAAAATGACAAAGACGGAACAATCATCAAAATCAACAGAGATTCCTAAACATCGGAATGCACTCATAGAAAAATACGAGAAACAACCGGAAAAGACAGTAACAACAGAGGCTACAAAGCTTCCTAAACCTACGGGTTGGAGGATGTTAGTACTGCCTTTTAAAATGAATGAAAAAACTAAAGGTGGATTAATATTAGCAGAAACATCTTTAGAAAAACAACAAGTTGCATCGCAGTGTGGACTCGTTCTTAGAATGGGACCAGATTGCTACCGAGATAAAGAAAGATACCCTGAAGGTCCTTGGTGCAAGGAAAAAGACTGGGTGATCTTTGCAAGATATGCAGGATCAAGAATAAAGATAGAAGGGGGTGAAGTTAGAATGTTAAACGACGATGAGATTCTAGCGACCGTGGATAACCCAGAAGATATCATCCACGAATTTTAACATAGGAGGAAGCTATGCAAGCTGAAGATAAAACAGTCGACATTGATACATCAGGCCCTGGTGCTGAAGTTCAATTAGAAGAAAATAAAAAACCAGAAAATGAAACAGTTGAGGTTCAAAATGAAACAACTACTGAAGACAACGTTAAGTCCGATGATACATCTGAGAAATCTGATGAGCAGTTGGATGTTCAAAGTGAAGAACAAAAGACAGAAAAGAAGGAAGAAGTAAAAGAAGATAAAGACGAACACGAAAAGTATAGTGAAGGAGTTCAAAAAAGAATTGCTAAACTAACTAAAAAAATGCGTGAGGCTGAAAGACAAAGAGAAGAAGCTTTGGCATTTGCTAGAAGAATACAAGATGAAAATAAATCTTTGACTTCTAAAGTGAACGTTTTGGATACAGACTATGTGGCTGAGATGGAAGGCCGAGTCAAATCTTCTTTATTAGCAGCACAACAAAAATTAATTGCTGCTAGAGAATCTGACGATAAGAAAGCAGAGGTAGAGGCATTAACTGCAATATCTCAGTTAGGTTATGAGCAAGCAAAAGTTGCTGAACTCAAAACTAAACAAGAGATGGAGAAAAAGGTTGCTGCTGAAAAACCTAAAGAAGAGGCTAAACCTTATCAACCAACAGTGCAGGCGCCTGATCCACGAGCAGAGGAATGGGCTACTAAAAACGAGTGGTTTGGTAAAGATAATGCCATGACTTATACTGCTTTTGACCTTCACAGAAAACTAACTGAAGAAGAGGGCTTTGATCCACAAACCGACGAATATTATAAGGAAATTGACAGAAGAATAAGACTTGAATTTCCCAATAAATTTGATAAACCTGTGGAGAAGACGACAAGTAAACCTACACAAACTGTTGCATCTGCAACGCGTAGTCCAAAGACTAGTCGCAAAACGGTAAAACTCACACCAAGCCAAGTAGCAATCGCTAAAAAATTAGGTGTGCCACTAGAAGAATATGCGAAACAACTGATAAACACGAAGGAGGTATAGGCATATGACAAATAAACAACCAACTCGTGCGAGCCAAACAAGAGAAAAAACAGAACGAAAAAAAGTTTGGACTCCACCATCGTACTTAGATACACCCAACGCGCCGGACGGATTCCGACACAGATGGGTCAGGACTGAAGTTCTCGGGTACGTCGATACTAAAAATGTACAAGGAAGATTAAGATCCGGGTACGAATTAGTTAGAGCAGACGAATACGGCGAGGATGAATATCCAGTGATTCAAGAAGGCAAATACTCTGGGGTGATCGGGCACGGAGGCCTTGTGCTGACAAGGGTACCAAATGAGATCGCGCAACAACGTGCGAAATACTACGCTAACCTAGCGCAGGAAAACGTTGAAGCAGTCGATAACGACCTCATGAAGGAACAGGACAGTAGAATGCCTATCAATATTGATAAGCAGTCTCGTACAACCTTCGGTGGCAAGAAAAGTTAATTTTTTAACGATTCAAACCAACGAATAAAACAAACAAGGAGAAACGAAAATGGCAAACGCGTCATCAACAGGTTTCGGATTGAAACCTTTAAAGAAAGCGGGTCAGAATAGAGATGCCGGTGGATTAGGAGAATATCCAGTAGCAGCGTCTGCGACGGCTATTTACAACCAAGACTTGGTTGCAATGGCTAACTCAGGCACAGCAGCAGTAGCTGCAGCAGCTACGGAGAACAACCTAGGTTCACTTAACGGTGTTTTCTTTACGAACGCTTCGACAAACAAGCCAACGTTTCAAAACCACTTATTAGGCTCTAACACAGCAACTGATATTGTGGCGTTTGTAACTGATGATCCACACCAGATCTATGAGATCAGATCAAATAATACTGGTGCATCAGCTCAAACTGACGTTGGTAATACAGCTGAGATCTCTTACTCAGCGGGTGCAACTCCTAATTACATATCTAAAACAACTTTAGATGACAGTACGTTAGGAACTACATCTCAACAATTAAAAATTGTTGGTGTAAGTAGAGACATCGATAACGATGATCTTACATCAGCAAATGTTGTATGGAGAGTCGTGATAAGCGAACACTTCTTCAAGCAACATGCAGGTATCTAATAGGAGGATAAAATTATGGCGATATCACGTAATCAGCTAGTCAAAGAACTAGAGCCAGGATTGAATGCCCTATTCGGCCTGGAATACAAAAGGTATGAAAATCAGCATGCTGAGATTTATACTACAGAGTCATCTGACAGAGCTTTTGAAGAAGAAGTTATGTTGTCAGGTTTCGGAAGAGGTCAGGTAAAACCAGAAGGTTCTGGCGTAGCTTTCGATAGTGCTCAAGAAACTTTCACAGCAAGATACACTCACGAGACAATAGCTCTTGGGTTTGCGATCACTGAGGAAGCAGTTGAGGACAACCTTTACGACAAACTAGCTTCAAGATACACGAAAGCTTTGGCTAGATCGATGGCAAATACAAAACAAGTAAAATCAGTGAATCCGTTGATTCAAGGTCTTCCAAGCACGGACAACTTTGATTCAGGTGATGGTGTTTCTTTATTTAACGCCTCTCACCCAACAATTGCGGGTACATTTAAAAACACTTTAAGCACGCAAGCTGACTTAAACGAAACTTCATTAGAGCAGTCGTTAATCGACATTGCTGCGATGACAGACGAAAGAGGTCTAAAAATTGCTGCTAGAGGTGTGAAAATGATTGTTCCAAGTGAACTACAATTCACAGCTGAAAGATTGATGAAATCTCAAGGCAGAACAGCAACAGCTGATAATGATGTAAATGCTATCGCATCAATGGGAATGATTCCTCAAGGTTACAGAGTTAATAACTTTTTAACTGACACGGATGCGTTCTACATCATCACAGATGTACCAAATGGTATGAAGTATTTCGAAAGAGCACCTATCACAACTAAAATGGAAGGTGACTTCGATACTGGAAACGTAAGATACAAAGCTAGAGAAAGATACGTATTTGGCGTATCAGACCCTAGAGGTATTTTCGGCGTAGAAGGTGCGTAATACTTACTAAATTAAAATTAAAAGGGGGCTTTCGAGCCCCCTTTTTTTGTGATAAAGAAGAAAGGCAACCATGAAAAATTTCCGAGTACAGATCAGAGCATACGGCTATTATGCTGATTTC